TAATATATTTTACCGAGAAAAACAACAAAAATACCGAGTAATATATTTTACCGAGAAAAACAACAAAAATACCGAGTAATATATTTTACCGAGAAAAACAACAAAAAACACAGAGGAAAAATAAATTATCATAAAATATAAATAATTGTATTTTATAACTTATTAATTTATTTATAAATAATATAATAAATACTATTTTTTTGCATAAATACTTAATGCTGTAATAGGGTCATGCATCATTTTACTTGCTAGATTAGATATATTTTCAATATTAATATTATTGGAAACTCTTATGTGTCTTAAGGTTCTTATACTTATTTTTTTACCTATTTCACTTCCAAAAGATGTAAAAAGTGTTGATAATGTTGCTCTTGGTAATTTTTTATCTATTATGCTTATTAAAAAATAATTAGTTTTAGATAATAAGTTTAAGTATTCTTTGTATTTTACTAATAAATCATACATATTATTACCTAAATCAATTATTACATGACCATAGCGTTTAACTGTTTTATAATTATTTAAAATATATATAACTTTATTTTCATTTTTTTTTAAAACTATATAATTAAATATATCATCTTTAAGTAATGTATCTATATTACATTCATCATCATAATAAAATTTAGAATCTGCAAGTTCAGTTCTAGTAGATAAATTTCTATAAAAAGTAAATATTATATAATTTCTTAATTTACATAATTCACTTAATGTTGATATTGTTTCAGGTATTTTTGCTAGTAGTAATTTAGAAATATTCTCTTCATCTTTTTCATTTATCCACGTATCTTCTTCATGTTTTGATTTTATATGAGTTGCTAGTCTTTTATCTATTTTATTTTTTAAAGTAGCCAATTCTACTCGGTATGCTTCTAAAGCCACATCTATTTTCTTCTTATTTCTATTATTAACAAGACATCGTATGATGGCTTTGCATGCCGTATATTTATTTGCTTGTGAATTATTTTCTATATAATTTTCTCTAACTACTTCAAATACTTTTTTATAATTTTTATAAATAATATTCAAATCTGCAGAAACTAATAAATCCATTAAATTAGATACATTATAAACATAAGTTTCTCTAGTAACATCTTTTAATTTAGGATTTTTTTCTAAAAATATTGTTCTTATAATACTATTCATTTTAAAAATTACTATTTTTTATTTTATTAATTACTTATACTATATTTTTATATTATTTTTAATTTAAATTTTATACTCTATTAAATATACAATTATTTTAATTTAAAGAATTAATATCCCTAATTATTTTACAAAAATTTGAATTTAAAGAATAAATATCTATAATTATTTTACAAACATTTGAATTTAAAGAAAAAATTAAAAACAAAATTACTACACCATATACACAAACATAAAAAACTATACTAAATATAATATAAATCATAAAATGTCTCTGGATACATCTTTTTTAAAAGTAAATAATAAAAAATAATATAATAATTTTATTATATTTAAAAAATACTTAAATATATTGTCGCTAAATTATTTTTTATTTATATAATTTTTATGTTTTTCTGTTTCATTATGTTGTTTTTTACTCTTATTTTTTATTAAAGAACCACAACCACATTTATAATATCCATAATTTATATTTTTATTATTATTTATTATATTTTTATTATTATTTATTATATTTTTATTATTATTTATTATATTTTTATTTTTAACTATTTTATTTTTATTATCATCTATTTTATCTATTAAATTATTTACTTTTAAATAATAATAATGTTTTTTTGTTTCATTATGTTCTTTTTTACTACTATTTTTTATATAAGAACCACATTCACATTTAAAATAACCACGATATCCATAATTTTTATTTATTGTTTGATTAGAATTTATTTTATTATTTATTTTATTTTTATGTTTATTTGTTTTATTATGATATTTATTATTATTTTTTATTATAGAACCACAACCACATTTATAATATCCATTTGTAGAATTATTTATATTATTTTCTTTTATATTAGGCATTTCTTTATTAACTACATTTTGTATATTTTTTTATCCATTCTGTTTCTCTTAATAAAAGTTCATTTCTGTTATTACAGGATAATTTTCTAATAATTCTATATTAATATTAATATCATATTTTGAATTATTTATAATTTCTTTTGAGGAACACATATTGTTATAATATTTATGTCCTGATAATCTAGACTCTAAACTATTAATTGTTGAACCAATATAATATTTATTACTACCATCACAATAAATTCTATAAATTTTGCCAGTTTTATATTTTGACATTTTTTATTTAAAATTATTTAAAATTTTAATAATATTTATATTATAACTTATATAATTTAATTTTATATTATTAATTATTTTACAAATATTTGAATTTAAAGAACAAAAATATTAATTATTTTACAAACATTTGAATTTAAAGAACAAAATTTTAAACAAAATTACTACACCATAGACACAAACATAAAAAACTATACTAAATATAATATAAATTATAAAATGTCTCTGGATACATCTTTTTTTTTACTAAATTAATAAATAATAAAAAAAAATTAACTAAAAATTGAAAATTTAAAATAGAATAAAATAGAATTAAATATAAAACTATCAAGATGACTATAATATATAAATATCAATCTTTAATTAATAAAGTAATTCAAAAAAAACTATGGCACCGTTTAGTATACAATCCAAATGCAATTCCTTTATTAGAACAAAATATAGATAAAATTAATTGGAAACATTTATCATATAATTCAAATGCTATTCCTTTATTAAAAAAACATATTAATAAAATTAATTGGAATGCTTTATCACTAAATTCAAATGCTATTCCTTTATTAGAAAAACATATTAATAAAATTAATTGGGATAATTTATCACAAAATCCAAATGCTATACATTTATTAGAACAAAATAGTGATAAAATTAAATGGTATTATTTAGCAATGAATATAAATGCTATTCATTTATTAGAACAATATATTGATAAAATTGATTGGGAAAATTTATCAGAAAATCCAAACGCAATTCCTTTATTAGAAAAACATATTGATAAAATTGATTGGGATGCTTTATCATTCAATACAAATTCTATTCCTTTATTACACAAATATATTAATAAAATTTATTGGAATACTTTATCATATAATCCAAACGCAATTCCTTTATTAGAACAAAATATAGATAAAATTAATTGGCATAATTTATCAGAAAATTATAATGCTATTCATTTATTAGAGCAAAATCCTGATAAAATTAATTGGCTAAATTTATCGTGTAATGAAAATGCTATGCATTTATTAGAACAAAATATAGATAAAATTAATTGGTGGGCTTTATCAGTAAATCCTAATTTATTTGAATTAGACTATCTTGCTATGAGTAAAGAAAGAACTAAAATTATAGAATATGAACTAATGATAAAAGCATTACATCCTTCGAAAGTTAGTAAGTGGTTAGATTACCATATTAAAAATGGAGGTGATATTTGGGATTTTGAATATTAACTTTTTATTATTTTTTTATAATCATAAACTATATTGATTTAATTTACATTTATTTGAATTTAAAGAACAAAATTTTAAACACAATTACTACACCATATACACAAACACAAAAAACTATACTAATTACTATAAAATGATTATATAAATCATATAAACTATTATATAAATCATATAAAAACTATTATATAAATCATAAAAATGTCTCTGGATACATCTTTTTTTTTATAAATAATAAAAAAAATAGTAATAAAAATATAAACTATATGTAAAATTGAATTTTCACAACTATTATTTATATAGTATAATTTATATAGTATTTAGAATTTTTAAAATGAAGACAAAACGAACACTTGAAGAAATTTTTAAAAGATGTAAGCAAGCAAAATATATTCCAAAATTAAAACAAAGAATAAAATTTTCAAATAACTTGTTTAAAAAAAATAAATATTCTGATGAATATATGTCAACACATTTAACATATAAACGATATTTACAAAAAAATAAACTTAAGGGCAAAAAAATATTTGAACCCTTTTACGGAGATGGTAGTTTTAAAAAAGCATTTAAAAAAAATGGTGTTATACCTGTAAGTAAAAAAAATAGTAATTTTTGGAATATTATTTACGATAAAAAGTATTCAAAACCATTTCTTCTTGGAAATCCTCCTTTTAGTATTAAATATCAAGTAATACATACATTATTAGAACAAAAAAGAAATTTTGCTTTAGTATTACCTGAACGAACAGTTACTAATAATATCCTTCCAAAATTTAAAGAAGGGTATGGTGGCAAATATAAAATTTTTAAATTAAATCGAAAAGAAAATGAATATTTATGTAAAAATACCAATGAAATGAAACATATTAATACTGTTATTGTTGATTGGAAATTTTAATTTTTTTATATTTTATATTTTATAATTTATAATTTATAATTTCATTACTATCTTTTAATTCTATTGCAAATTCAATATTCCATTCTTTTTCTTTAATAATATTATTAAAAATTCTAAATGCTCTTATTGCATTAACACCTTGTTCTTGTATAGGTTTTAATGCTTTTTCTTGTATAAATTTAAGTAATATATTATGTTTATAATATTCGTTATTTATAACTTCTCCATTTAAAATACATTTTTTAATTTTACTAGATGTTATGGTTTCTATTATTTTTTCTTCGCTTACATAATTAATTACATTACCAATATTTATTTGATTATTAATAAAACATAATTTCTTACCATATAATTCAAAAGGCATATTAGGCATATTTAATTCATTCATTCTAGTTTCATAATCTTTCATTGATTTAATATTATTACTAATACATATTTCTTTTAATTCTTCTATAGTTTTTGGATACATATCTATGGTAATGTTAAGAAAATTATAATAATTTATCCATCCATTATCTTTAAAATATATTTCTGGATTATCATTTTCATTATTTAATTGAGCCCAATTTTTATATTCATCTTTATGCTTAAATTTCATTTCTCTAACTAAATTATAAAGAATATCATATTCTAGTTTTTTTATATTTTTATTATTCACATTAGTCATACCATATACTTGAAGCCAAGTTTTATTTAAAAATTTTAATTCATCATATTTAATAGTTAAATCAAATTTATGATTAAGTTCTGTATATTTTTTATATTTTTTATTTACTTCTTTTCTAATAATTGATTCTATATTTAATCCTACATCATTTTGAAAATATTCTATAAAACTTTTAATACTTGAATGATCACTATTAAATAATAATACATGACATTCTTTAATTAAACCATATAATCTTAATCCTCTACCAATTGATTGAGAAATATCTGTAATACTAACTTTATTATCAGCAATAATTACAAAATCAATAGGTGGATGACTATAACCTACTGAAATTTTTCTACAAGTTATTAAAATACAAGGTTCTAAACAATTTTCATATTCTTTTAATACAGATTCTATATTTTGTTTTTCTTCAGGTGTTATTATTGTGTCTTCTTCAGTTAAATCATCTATATCAGAACTTGATTCTATATCAGAACTTAAATCTTTATTTAAAATTGATTCTATAGTAATATTCGAATCTTTATTACTATTTTTTATTATATTTTTATTATATTTTACTTTTTTATTATCAATATATGGATGAAATACTTTAATATTACCTAAAATATCATTACGAGTCTTTAATAAATCATACATTTCAAAACAATTTGCGGTATTATTACAAAATAATATTGCTTTTTTTTTATTATATTCTTTAAATGACTCTTTTATCATATATGGAAATTTATAATATTTACCAAATGATTTTTGTAATTTTATTTCTTCAGGATCTTTTGGATTTAAATTATTTATTTCTACTAATGGAATAATAGGACAAGCATATTTAAGCCTAATTAATTCTTTAAGTGTTATTTTATTAATAACTTCACCATATATTTCAGTTTTTGTTTCTTGTGTTTTATCTGGAGTAGCAGATGTAAATAACATATACTCAATATGTGGAGATTTTATACATTTATGTCTTTCTTCATTAGAATTTTGCCATTTCTTTATAAAATGAAATTCATCATATATAGATATATTTACTTTAATATTTTCTTTATCTATAAAATTTATAAACTTTAACATTGATGGATTACAAACTGAAATAAAATTAATATATTTTTTTTCATTTTTATTTTTAAATAATTTATTTTCTGTTTCGTCTCTATTTTTATAATCATATTGCATATAATTAGCATTCATATTATGTGCTTTTAAAATATTTATATTATCTTCATCTGTAATACTTTGAGAACATAATTTTGTAAATGGTGTTAATAATGTTATATTAAATTGATTTGGACAATCTAATGCTTTATATAATTTAGCAATTATCCAATAAATCATAACTGTTTTACCAGAACTTGTTGGGGATTTTATTAAACATTTTTTATGATTTTTTATATTATCTAACAATTGTGTTACTGCTTCTTCTATATATTCTATTTGATAAGGTCTTAATTTATTCCATAATTTTAATATCTCATCTTCTTTATTGTTTTGTATAATTATTTCCCATTTTAAATTATTATAAATTTTCCAAATTTGTTCTTGTAATTCTATATTATTTGGTGCTTCTTTTTCAATTATATCTATTATATCAATTTTATTATCTATATATTCTTGTATTATTGTTTCTATTTTATGTTCTTTTTCTAATTCTTCTTTTAATTCTCTAGATTCATTATTTTTTTTAAGTTTTAAAACTATTAATTTTTTTTTTTTCTTTTTTTTTTTATTTTAAT